ATTTTACTCCACCAACACCCATTGATATTGGTCCTGATTGTCCTAATAAATCTATTAATTGGTCTAATTTACTTTCCATTGCCTGAGTACTCATTGTACTACTTTGTTGTTGTTGCTGTTGTTGTTGCTGTTGTGGTGTCGAAACTACTTCTCCCTTTTCAACTACAGCATTACCTGTTTCTTTAACCACACCTCCAGAATGCATTTCGGGTGCCCCTCCACTGGTTGCTGATGAAACTGCTTCAGTAGATTTATCTCCTCCACCAAAAAACGAACCAATGAAATTTTTGGCTGATTGGAATATCTTATATGCCAAAAACAATGGAGCAAATGCTATTTTTAATGCTGTCATAGCCATATTTTTAAATCCACCTAAAGCTGTTACCATACTCTTTATACCATCTAAAACAAAATTAATTGGTTTCATCATAAAATCAAATATGGACTTACCAACCGCTGAAACAACATCCTTGATTTTATCAAAATTTTTATATATTAGTATACCTATACCAGCAATTAATGCGAATGGTGGAAATATTATAGTAGCAGCTACCATACCAATAATTTTTAGATTGCTGAGTAACCATCCTATACCCTTTATAATTGGATTTAATAAAAAGAAAACTAACTTCAATGGTAGAAAGGCAGTTTTTAATGTTACTGCTAATACTTTTAATATAACTCCCAAGGTTGGTCCTAATGCAACCATTAATTCTTTTAATGGCTCCATCATTGACTTGAATAAATCTCCCAATTGACTACCCATGTCTTTCATTCCTTTATTTACTTTTTCATCCGCCTTTTGCATTGCTTCTTTATCTGCTCTTTGTGCTGCTGTCATACTATTTAAATTTGCTTGGTTGGCCAACATTGTAGATATATCTTCTGTTGATTTACCAGTTGCCTTGGCTAAAGCGTCTCTCTGTACAACATTCATAGCCTCAAATTCTGCTTGGGTGCCGAGTTGTTTTAATATTTCTCTCTCTTGACCTGCAATATCACCGGCTAATGCTAATTCTCTGGCCTTGTCCATATTTATAGTTCGACCTGTTAACATACTTGCTTCCATCTGGTCATTAATACTTGATTCAAAATCTAATAAAGCATCAGATGTTGCTGCCATACTCTCCAACGAAGTACCAAGTTTTCGTGCCATTATTGCAGCTTCTGCCAAATTCTTACCACCTTCCTTACCAAACCTTGAAAATGTTCCCATATTCGCTGTCATATCTTCAAACACTTTTGCTGGTGCAACTCCTTCCATCTGTGCCATATGACCTATTTGTGCTAACTGAGCCGATGCGGCTTCATTTGACTCTGCTCCGAGTCCTTTCATTGCAGTCATTGCTGGTGCTATAGAATCAGCTGACATTCCATATAATCCTTGTAACTCTGCCATTGCTGATAAATTTTCTTCTGTTATGTTACTAACACCACCCATATTATCGGCTATTCCTTGTGCCATAGTTCCAACATCTTCAGCACTAACTCCTAACAACTTAAAATTCATTGCTGTTGCATCAACTGCTGTTTGTATCCCAAAAGCCTCTCCACGAGTAACACCAAATTCTTGTCTCATCGCTTCTGCATAAGACATTGCTTTATAGAGTAAAACACCAATAAGTGCTATGGCCGCGGCAACAGCTACATATGGGTTGGCCAATGCAGCTTTTGCAAACTGCCATGCTCCCTTAGTTGCCGCTTTTAATCCAGCTCCCAATTTCTTAGTATAATCCTGTGCCCCGGCTGTTATATTATCTAAAGAAGAATCCATATCATTTAATGTTAATACAGAATCATCATCTTTTGAAACTAATTGACCAGTTGATAAATCTCTATACCTTTCAGCAATTTTACCAGTTTTTGTAGTGTATTCTTCAAGTGCTACAGTTGGTTCTGAAAAGGCACCTACTAAATTTTTCTGAATATTATCTCCAAATCCTTTACCTAATCCTTCCAAATCAACAAAAGATGATATCATTTTTCCAAAAGGTAGTGATTCCATTATTGACTTTAACTTTTCATGAGGAGCGAGAATATAATCCATTGAAGCACCTATCTGATTATTCATTTGTCTCATTCTATTAGCATTTGTAAGATTCTGAGCTCCTGTATCTACCATCACCTGTGCAGATTCATCCATCTCTTTCATATCATTTTGCATTTCTTTCATAGCCTCACTCATTGAACTATATTCAGGAGAAGCTTTACTTAGTTTTGACAGTTCCATCGTCATAAACTTTAATTTCTTTTTCATATCAGGTAATATAACCGACCTGGTAATTTTAGCCTGTTTTAAACTTTGTTCATATAACTCTTCTGCTTTGTCTACCGATGGTTGATATCCAGATGTACCCAATTTACTATAAGATGTGGCCATCTCAGCAGCAAGACCAATATTATCTGACTGTAAACCATTTATATTAGTTAATCCTTGTCCCATTGTAGATACTGCTTCTTCAAATCTTTCTTTTAAGGGAAGATATATATTTAACATACTTTGTGCATGTTCCATTACCTCTTTATTACCAGATATATCATATGTTGTACGAATTACATTACCCTCTTTGTCCATTTCTGGTGTAGCCAATGAAGCCTCGCCGCCAATATTTTTAGTCCACTCGTCTATGGCCGCAGTCATTTCAGATGTAGTACCGGCCATTGCCTTACTACCACCCCCTAAATAATTTTCTGCTAAATCTGCACTCTTTTGCATTTTATCCATTATCTCTGCCAAACCTTGATAAGTGTCTGTCATCTGCATCCCACCCCTAACCATTGGTTGCATAGATGATGCTGCTAATTTAAATGAATTAGAAAATTGAAAAATTTCTCTACCATTTCTTGTAATTCGTTTACCTATATCATCTTGAAGTTGAGAGACTTTACTTGCTATTCCAATAAAACTTAATTCAGCCTTTTCTTTATCTGCATTTGCTTTGGCTTGTATTTTTGATATTCGTCTTTTTCTATCTTCTAATACTTTTAGCCGTTTAAGTTCAGAATCATCTAACTCATTACTTCTTTTCTTGAGCTCGTTGATTTCTTTCTGAACTTCCCGTTTTGCCTTTAATAGTTTTAGTTCGTCTTTAACAGCCATAGTTTAGCCTTTAGTACATTTCTCTATTTTTTCTTTTAGCTTGAGTTTTTCCTAATTTGGAAAGAGATTTTGCAAGGTCTTTGCTTGCCTTTTCATATTTTTTATGTGCCTTAGATAATTCGGGACTCTCTTTAGATAATAAGTCAAGAGCCTTTTTTGTTCGCTTATTGAAAATTCTACCAAGTAAACTAGTGATTATACCTTCTCTAAGCTGCTCTTCTGTTAATTTATTTTTGGACGAGGCCATTTTTATTCTCCTACATAATATTTTTAAGATTTTCTGTGGTTAAACAGGATAGTATAACTCACTAATAAATATCAAATATAGAAAAAAATGTTAGCCTCGGGGGATACCTGGTCGTGAAACACCACCAGATTTTTTATTTGATTTATCGTATTCTTTCTTTTCGTCTTTATAGAATTCTGACGCTGATTGGATGTAAAATCGGCGCAGATAGATTGGCATGTTATAAACTTCTGTAAAATTAAATCCTCCTTTCCCGTGGAAGCATAGGGAGAAGATTTGTGAGTGAATTGCAGGCTTATCTTCTGCCCGCAGGCCAAAAAAACTCAACGTCTAATGGGATGTCCATAGTCGTATCTTCACCACTCTCTTCACTGGTGAATGTAAATGACATATCAACATCTGGTGTTATTTTTTTAAGATATTCCCTAAATGCAAAAGAATCACGAGATAATAATTCATTATCTACGAATTCATTAATTCGCTGTAGTGATGTGTCTCCACCAACCGACACAATTGCCTTTTTCAATCGTGTTGTGATTTCTGAAGTAATACCACTTTCTTTTGTGAATTTCTTGTATGCTTTTAATTCAGCCTCAATTTCTTTTTCTTCTTTATGTGTTAATAGACGAAATAGAATTTTAACTTTTGCTGCTGGTAGTTCAAATTCAAATTCATTCTTACCAGCCTTAAACAATTTTGGATCAAGCTTCTTATCTCCAATTTCAGTTAAATCAAAAGTTTCCTCTTGTTTATCTCCTGAAGATGGATCAGTAAGTGTTACAGTATAATCTTTACCATACCCAAGTACTCTCGTTGCAATCATAATTGCATTCTTATCACCTAACAACAAATCATCAAGTGAGACTTTTTCATCTATAATAACAGCTTCCAATAGTTTATCCAAAACAATTCCTTTTTGGATAAGATTACGAGAAGTTAAAATATCTTCTTCTTTAGCGGTCATATACTTTAATTCAATAGTTCCACTTGATAGTGGTGAATCTTTAGAATAAAGCAATCCCTTAGAAGGCAAATCAACTACCTCTGTTGGAAACTGGCGTTTATTTTCTGCCATGTTTATCTCCTCTGTATCATATTTTTAATTGTATTTTATACAATATAACCAATTTATAAAACTATAATGCTGGGTATCGATTAAAATACCCAGCTTTTAAATTACTTACTTTACTTCTGGATTTGAGTTTCCAACTGCATCTCTGACGGAATATAAACCGAAAGACGCTAATACTGTCCAAACAACTTCAGGTACTGCTTCTACAACACCTGCTGCCTGTAAAATACCAACACCAGTTGCTATCACTGATGTCCATACTGTCTTTGACTTCCACCAAGCTTTATCTGCTATGACTGCCATAATTGACTCCTTTATTTTATTAAAATTTTATTAGAATTGTAGTATTGCGTAATCGTATCTAAGTGTTAAAGTTACATCAACTGGGTCTGTTGCATTTGCCCAATCTAAATCACCAAATGTTGCGTTAGTAATCCAAGTACCTTTAAGTGTCCACTCTTCAACTTTATCACCTACTGGTCCTAATACATTAATCGTTACATCTTTTTTATAAAAATCTGAATAACCATCACGGCCTGTAACAGATTCATGGGATAATCTTACCCACTCCATTACTGCCTGTGCAGCTGAAGGAACAACTGGGTCATAAAGAGTAATTTCAAGTTCTTCCCATGATCCCTTTCCTTTCATATATCGTTTTACATTGATATGATCAAGTTCAATAGTTTCAAAAGCAATTGTAGGTCTATTTGCTGTCTTAATAAGATAAGCTGGTATACCTTCAATATACATGATGTACCGATTTTTCGTTTTCGGTTCAAACGGTGTAAACATTATTTCTGACGGATCTAATAGCTCTGGCATCTTTAATCTCCAATAAATTTTTTTCTCTACTATAAATATCAAAATTATAAAAAATCATCATATTCATTTTTCATAGTTTTATAGAAGTTTTACTATATACTTCATATATAAATATACAAGATAACAAAAAACCCCTCAAAAAAGAGGGGCTTTTGTTTAGTTAATCTATATGATTAAACTTACGCTGGGAAAGTTGCTCCCGTTGGTAATACTACGAAGTCCAATACAATAAATTCAGCTGTCCGTGTTGGTTGGATAAATATCTGACCAACAAGTTGAT